CCGCGACCGAAGAGTGTAAAATCACCGATTCGTTGTGCAAGCTTCACGGTCTACACACTCCTGAGAACCCAACACAGATAAATATCAACATCGAGAAGAATGTACAGCAATTAGAACGTTTGCCCGACTCGGAACTGCTAAAAATAGCAGGAGTCGATAATCAGTACCTAATACCACACAATGGAAATAAAAAAGACTGAATGTAAGGAGTGCTTAACTTCTTATCCTGAGACATTGATACCGGATGGCGGTGTGTGCGTGTATTGTAAAGCAGACGCAGCCGAAAAAGTCGCGGTTCCCGTTGAGAAAGAGGCATCTCCCCCTCCTACGCCTGAACTCTCTAGAGAAGAGGCTGCTCAGCGGGAGCTCGCACTAAGAGCGCTTTCACGTAAACACGTGCTCCCTTTTGTTGAACGCTTTAACCCTGATTATATGGCGGGGTGGGTGCATAAAGATATTTGCCAAAGGCTCGAAAAGTTTAGCCAAGCGGTAGAAGATGGCGAGTCACCTAGGTTAATGCTGTTTATGCCTCCGCGGCATGGTAAATCAACTTTGGCGAGTGTTGCGTTCCCGGCGTGGCATTTAGGTAAAAACCCCAAACATGAATTTATAAGTTGTTCGTACTCGGGATCTCTTGCTATGACTTTCTCTAGAAAAGTGCGGGCGATGCTTCGAGAACCTAACTATAGAAACATTTTTGCTGGAACACTTTTGGATCGAACAAGTCAGTCCGTCGAAGCGTGGCTCACTAGCAAAGGAGGTGGTTATGTAGCCGCGGGTGTTGGTGGTGGTATCACGGGTAAAGGTGCGAACATTCTAGTAATTGATGACCCTGTGAAAAACCGGGAAGACGCCGAATCCGAATTTAATCGGGAGTCGGTGTGGAATTGGTACACTTCTACTGCATACACACGTTTGGCCCCCGGGGGTGGTGTACTTATTATTCTTACGCGGTGGCATGATGACGATTTAGCAGGACGGCTGTTAGAAGCAGGAAAAAATGGCGCAGACCAGTGGGAAGTTGTAAAATACCCTGCGATTGCGGAAAAAGACGAAGAGTTTAGAAAAACCGGCGAAGCATTGCATCCAGAAAGATATAATATAGATGCACTACAACAAATTCAAAAAGCGGTAGGCCCGAGAGATTGGGTTGCACTTTATCAGCAAAATCCAGTAGCTGATGAGGGTGATTATTTCCATCGAGATATGATACGCTATTATGAAGATGAAGACGTTGATTTGTCGCAGCTACGATATTATTGCGCATGGGATCTCGCGATTGGCCAAAGAGATAGAAATGATTATACTGTTGGGCTTGTGGTCGGGGTCGATGAGTATGATACTATGTTTGTTGTTGATGCTGTTCGTGGCAAGTTCGATGGCTTTGAGATAGTAGAACAGATTTTAGATCTATATGAGACTTGGAGGCCGGGAATTGTTGGCATAGAGAAGGGTCATATAGAGATGGCGATTGGTCCGTTCTTGGAAAAAAGAGTCCGAGAGCGTAGACTACATGAAGCGTATTTTAAAGACTTAAAAGTTGGACGACGAGATAAAGAAGCAAGAGCGCGCGCAATTCAAGGACGAATGCAACAAGGCATGGTATACTTTCCAAAGGACGCTGTGTGGACTGGGCCTCTTGTCGCAGAACTTTTACGGTTTCCTAATGGTACGCATGATGACCAGGTCGACGCCTTGGCGTGGATTGGTCTTATGATGACTGAGTTTGCGACGTTCTATGAGAATATTGCACCTGAGCCATCTTGGAGAGATAGAATAAAAGACCTTGTGAAAGGTGACAACAAGAAAACAGCAATGAGCGCTTAATGGCATATAGATCCGACAAACCCAAAAGGTTAAGTAAAGCAAAAGAACACCAACTTGCCCGTGACCAGTGGGACGCATACACGCGAGCCCGTGACAACGGACATCAAGACTATATAGCAGTTGCAAAAAGATGCGACGCTTTTTATCGAGGAGAACAGTGGGACGCCGCTGATTTATCTTCACTAGACGATCAAGGCAGACCTGCCCTTACTATTAATACCATATTACCTACGATTAACACCATACTCGGTGAACAAACTACACGTAGAGCTGATGTGACATTTAAACCTAGGGGGAGGGGCAAACAGGATATAGCCGACACGCTTACTAAATTGTTTATGCAGATTTCTGATAACAACAAGTTGGAGTGGGTAGAGTCGCAAGTGTTTTCTGACGGTCTTATACAAGACCGAGGGTGGTTTGATGTTCGTGTAGATTTTGATGATCATATCCAGGGCGAAGTTCGCGTAACTTCTAAAGACCCGTTGGACATCATTATTGACCCAGACGCAAAAGACTATGACCCTAGAACGTGGAACGAGATTTTTGAAACACGGTGGATGAGTCTTGATGAGATAGAAGAGATTTATGGACAGAAGCAAGCGGATAAATTACGTATTACTGTAGAACAGGGTTCTGTTTTGGGAACAGACTCAATCGAGTTTGAGGAAGTTCGATACGGAGATACATATAGTGGTGTCGAATATCAACAGGGTAATACAACTAATCCAGAAGAAAACCGCGCGCTGCGCTCGGTTCGAGTAGTAGAGCGACAATATTATAGACTTAAAGAATGTATGTTCTATGTTGATTCGATCACTGGCGACATGCGAGAGATACCTTATAATTGGACAAAAAAGAAAAGAGAAGCTTTTGCCGATGAGTTTGGACTAGAGATTCTTACAAAACTTGTACGTAAAGTGCGTTGGACCGTTACAGCCGATTTAACAGTATTACATGATGATTGGTCTCCTTATGATCACTTTACATTAGTGCCCTACTTTCCTTTCTGGAGAAGAGGTCGGCCTTTTGGCATGGTTCGCAATCTGATATCCCCCCAGGAACAGTTGAACAAGATCTCTTCTCAAGAACTACACATTGTTAACACAACAGCCAACAGTGGGTGGATTGTAGAATCTGGTTCTTTGAGTGGTATGGATGCAGATGACCTAGAAGAACACGGCGCAGAAACAGGACTTGTACTTGAGTTTAATCGTGGTTCAAATCCGCCAGCCAAAATTCCACCAAACCAGATTCCTACAGGTTTAGATCGTATCAGCCAAAAAGCCGCCATTAACATAAAACAGATTAGTGGTATTAGTGATGCTATGTTGGGTACAGATAGTCCAGAAGTTTCTGGTGTAGCTATTCAAGCTAAACAAAACCGAGGCGCAATGATGGTGCAAGTGCCTTTGGACAACTTATCTAAAACGCGACAGTACCTAGCGGAAAAGATCCTAAACCTTGTGCAAGCGTATTATACCGAAGAGCGTATTGTACAGATTGTAGACGAGTCTGATCCTATGAAGGCGAGTGAGCCAATGGTAGTAAACCAGATGACGCCAGAAGGTGAAATTATAAATGACCTTACTTTAGGTGAGTATGATGTTGTTGTTTCTACTAGCCCAGCTAGAGATAACTTTGATGAGATGCAGTTTGCTGAAGCAATACAACTTAGGCAGGTCGGAGTTCCAATACCAGATGATATTATTGTTGATTACTCACATCTGTCACGTAAAGGCGAAGTGGCACAAAGAATACGACAAATGCAAGGTACGGAACCACCGTCTGAAGAACAAGCACAAATACAACAATTCCAGGCAGAAGCAGCTATGACACAAATGCAGTTAGAAATCGCTAAGCTAGAAGCAGAGATTACTAAACTACAAAGTGAAGCCGCTCTTAATACAGCTAAAGCTCAAGGAGCAGCACAAATGGACCCACAAATTAAAATAGCAGAGATGCAGAACCAACTTCAAATTAAGAGGGAAGAACTACAATTGCGCGAAAGGTTAGCAGGACTAACCAACGAGCAAAGAAACCTTGCCTCTGAAACCCAAGCAGCAAGTAAAATTGCTGTGGCAGCTATGAAAACACCAACAGGAGGTACTAACGATGGCTAAGAAGAAAGCAAACCCAAACGAAGATGTTCAAGGAGATATCATATACGACAGAATGCCCGGCGCGGATGCAATTACTAAAGAAGATGCCGAAGGTTTTGGGGTAGATTTGAATTTTGAACTTTCAGCAGAGGACGAAGGAGTGACCGATGAAGAAGCAGAAACAACGCAAGAAGACACACTTGGAGACGAGACTAATCTTGAAACGAGCCCAGAGGAAATCGAAACAGAGGAACAAGTTGAAGCAGAAGCAGAGACAGACGACAGCTCAGAAGACGTGGTCGAAGAAACAATGGCTGACGCAGATGAAAACACTGCACGATCAGACGATGGAGGAGTTGAAGAAGAGGTGGCGGAAGAACCGGTAGCTAAAAAAGATAAAGCGCCTATGGTCCCTAAGTCTCGACTTGATGAAGTTCTTGCCAAGAATAAAAAGATGCAAAAAAGAATTGAAGAGATAGAAAAAGCAGAAGCAGAAGCTAAAGCCGAAGCACCACAGTATGATTTTTCTGTCAAAGAGCAAGAGTACCAACAACTACTCCTCGATGGCGAAATGAATCAAGCCGCTGTTGTACGAAATGAAATCCGTACTGCAGAAAAAGAGGCTATGTTGTTTGAAGTTCAGCAACAAATGGGGCAGACCGTTCAACAAAACCAAGAGGCTCAAGAGCTACAAAACAAAGCGCAAGAAATTGAACAGACGTTCCCTGTGTTGGATCAAAATAGTTCTAGTTTCGATGAAGGTTTAACTCAAGAAGTTATGGAACTTAGAGATGCTTTTATTGTACAAGGCTATGGCGCAGCCGACTCGTTGGCACGAGCAACTGAATATACCCTTGCTGCAAAAAGACCTGAGCTTTTGTCAACAGCCGGTGAT